TACTGCTTTAGTAATAAGTCTCTCAGAAAATCCCCTAGAAGGTAACACCATCACATCTTCAAGGGCAATCTCTTTTTTGTAGTGACTTCTTCGGTAGTTGTCTGTTTTATAGACGATCTCTCCTTTACCGTGTTTCTTTGCATACTCTTTGTTGTAGTCATAAGAGGCTTTACAAGAGAAGCAGTGAGCTGGACCTTCCTCATAAATTTGAGCAGCATCACTAGAAGCACAACGAAGGCAAGGTTGGTTACGATGTAATACTTTTCCCATCAGGTTCCCGATTAAATTCTTTTTCTTTAAAGGTTACAATAGCAATTAGAGTTCGAAGTGTCCCTACACTAATACCTAAAAGTTCCTCATTTGTACGAGGGAAACCTTCATGGTCATAGGTTTGTTTTGTTAACCAATCAACTAGTTCTTTACTTGCTTTCATAGTACCAACGCCTCCAATTCCAGTTAAAGGTCAACAGTCTAGTTAAATGCTTATCAAAGGTAACCTCTTTATAGTTAAAGAAAACTACAGGGTTGTACTCTAGCTCTTTGTATACAATTGCCCTTTGACGGTGAGTTTGCACGTAGCAGATAAAAAACCAAATCACTGGTAGATAAACCACATATTCAAACATACTTGTACTTCTTCATGTAGTGTTTTAACCTCCGCTTATGACGAGCTGTTACAGGTTCTGTTACTTTCCAAGTTACTTTATCAATGAAACGATTCATGAATTCATCGTTGTTACTTGGTGTTTCTACAAAAACCTGACTCCAAGTCTCTGCAAAGCTTAAACCTCCAACAGTATGATACTCCTCAAGTATGATAAACTCAAACTTGTCTTTACCTTTCTCTTTTATTAAGTCGTTAAGGTAGGAGCTAGAACTTGTGTAAGTCTTCCAGTTGGAAGCCTGACCTTTATTCAACTTGCCCCTACCTTTGTAGTTCTTTTTACCGATATACTTTTGGTTAGTTTCGGTATAAACTATCATGTAAACAAAGCCGATTGCACCAGCAGGATCTAGTTTTAAACCTGTGCAATCCCAATGGCCTTGTTTAGTAATGCAACCTCGCTAAGTTCATAAAAATTCCTTTTTCAATTGTTCCCAGTAGTGCAACTCTGCTTGCTCAAAGTTGTAAAAAGTTTTAGAGTGGTAAAATTTATTTTTATCCCACAGTTCTACTTTATAGGTAACTGGTCGTTTTTCTGTCTTTTCTTGACGTGTAACACAAGCGTAACCTAGGTCTTTAAGCCGGAATTCCAGTACGATCATTTAGGAAACTCTCCTTGAAGGTGTCTAGAGTAAACCAATCATAATCTTTACGTTGTAACCAAAGTAGCTTTCCGTTAGATAAGAAGTAGCTCTCCCAGTCTTTATCATAGGTAAGAAAGTAATGATCAAGAACAGCACTAGCTGCCTCTTTCACAGTGTCATACGAGTCGATGATCTTTTCTGCCTTGATAGGTCCATACTTAGGTAAGCCTGGAATCTTATCCATTGCGTCTCCCATAAGCAACTGCTTTAGGAAGAACCGATCTGCTTGTTCTTGATCGAGAATATAGTAACGCTCTCGATTATACTTAGGATTGTAGTGCTTACCAGACAACTGATCCATGTCTTTGTCAACAGTAACAATGACACAGTCTTCACCTAGCTGTCTACTAAGAATACCTAGCAGGTCATCTGCTTCTATGTTGTCTCCAACTACAACATTCTCTAGTGAGTACAAGTACTCTTTTACCTTAGCAAAGTGTTCAGGACGTTCACCACGACCTTTTACTCGCATAGGAGTTTGTTTGTAGTCAGGGTACAAGTCGTCTCGGTAGTTCTTACCGTTTAACGGACCAACAGCAATGACGCATTCATTGCAGAAGGCCCCATCAGTGTAATCTTCAATGTTGTATAGTAGTTTAGACAAGGCATCTTCATAGTTACTAGTCTCCCAGAGTGTTGCGTGAAGTAGAACATCACCATCAATTAACGCTATCAAATTCTTCCACTACCTCTAACTTGTAGTCAATATCGATTCGCTCATCGAGTTGACCAATAAGGTTTTCAATACCTTCGATTAAGTGTTTTCCTTTAGTAAAAGTCTCACCTTGCTTTACAGGCTCTAACTTACAAGTATAAACCAAGATATCGTTATAGACAACGAACTCTTGTAAATTCTTGTGAATAGATAACAAGTTATCTGTGAGAAAATCACAAAGGTCGTAATATTTTTCTGTCGAAATAAAGTCTTCATTACGAAGAGCACAATATTGACAGAAATGGTAAAAAAGGAGTGCGTGTTCAACGCACCCCAGTTTTAGAGTTTTATCTAGTTCCTTTTCGTACTCTTCTTTAGTGTAGTACTCAGGATAGATAGCTTTACTTGACATTTGCACGGACCATAGCTGAGAGGATGTCTTTAGTGTGTTTAGTGCCTGGAAGCAGAGTGTAATGTTTTTCATTTTGCAGATCATAACGTTCTACAAAAGGAGTCGTTACATTCCAACCAAAGGAATTTTTAGGTGTTTTGTGTACAATACCACGTGAAGGCAGCTTACCTAGTGTATAAGCAGTGCTTAGAAACTCACGGAGTAACTCAGTAGTTTCACGCTTAGTGATATCCCACTTTACAGGCTTGTCACCACCGTAAAAGGTTAGAACACCTTTGTCGATGTTTAGACGACCATCTTGATTTCGAAATTGTGCGCGGATTACGTTAGCCATTAGTTGATTCCTTCTAATTTATAATAGTTGTTTTCTTGCATAGCTGCAAAGTAGGCTCTTGCAACTAGATCGTTAGGGAAGTGTTTAATTTCAACTTCATCATTGAAGCTGTTATTCCAGCCATAGGAGATCCAAGTTTCAGGTGGATCTACCTGTGCTTTACCTTTAAATAACTCATACTCTTCTCGAGTCATTCCATACTTAGACATTAGTGTGTCTCATACCAGTTTTTACCGATAGCTGCAGAGCCATCCATAATCATTGCTCCTAGTTGTTTTGGTGCTTCTCTAAAAGCTTCAAGAGCTAGTTCTTTAGCTGCTTCAGCTTGGTCTTCTCGAACAAGAAACTGACACTCATCATGATAAACAATTAGAGGTTGCCAGTCAAACCCTCCTTCATCAAGCCTCGTTTGTAGTTGATCAATAGCAGAAGCTACAGTGATTTTTTCAAAAGACTGTAGTAGGTAGTTCAAAGCAAGTCGCTTACCTTCCATGTAGATCGGTCTACCATCTAGTGCCATGATGTAACCTTTACCAGTTTTAGAGTTAGTAGCGTCAAACATCTTCTCTAGTTTAGTAACTAACTCGTTTAAGCCTGGGATTTTTCTGAGGAATTCATCTTTAATCTTTTGCCCAACAGAGGCATCACGACGACCTGTAACGATCAACGCTAGTTTGCCTGCACCACCTGCGAAGATCAGAGCGTAGAAGAAAGCCTTAGCTCGCTTACGTCCGTCTGGTCCCATAGGTCCAACAATAGACTCAAGAATCTTTCGGTTGAAGTCATGAATGTCACCTGTACAAATAGCTTCTGTATAGGCAGCATTGTTTAGATAGTGGGCTAGAGCACGGTTTTGGTTACCCTTAGAGTCTGCACCAACAATGACATAGCCCGGTGGACTAGAGAACAAACTACGAATCTCAGGACCAAAAGTAGCATCTGCTGACGGAATGTTAGCAATGATACCATGCCTAGAACGTGCAGTAGGTGTACCGATAACAAAGCAATCACCATGAATTCGGTTATACTCAGTTAAGTTCTCTTCCATCCAAGTCTTCAAGATAGAATGCCTAGAACGAAGAGTATAGTATTGGTCAACCATCAACCCTAGCTCACCTAGTGGCTCTAGTGAAGCAGTGGTTAACTTTGGGCTAGACTTGACCAAGTTACCCTTAGCATCTTTAACGTAGTTCCACTCGTCAGGCTCCCAACCTTGCTCATACAGCAACGCCTTAACAGACTCCATAGACCCGATATCAGGGTGAACAGCCTCTACTCTGCAGTAGTCTCCCCACACAGGACGATCGTCTTCTTGTCCTCTAACTGGATCAAACTCAAACCATCCAGCTGTTCTTGCTGCATAGTTTCCTGTCTTAACCCAAGCAGGTGACTTGAACTCAGGATCTCTGTCCATTTGAGCTAACTTTAGTTTTAGTTTAGGATTGATGTAGTCTTCAATCTTACCCATTTCTTCTTCAAGTTTTGCTTTGACTTCTTTTGCTTTTTCAATATCAAAAGGCCAACCATGAAGAATAGAACGCCCCACAAAGCGGGAAGTACCATGTTCTGCTTTTAACCCTAGTTTTAACTTTTCTTTGTTCTTTCTAGAGTTCAACTCTTTAACGAGATAGTTATAAACCATCACGTTTAACTTTACGTCTGTTACACACCGTTCACGCATTTCAGGACTGTATTGTGACCAGTCTTCATGCTCCTTCTTTGGATAACCAAAAAACTCACCCCACTTCTCTAGACTATGACCAAATCCAAAACGTTTATAGTTAAGGACTTGGGACATGACCATAGTATCTACTAGTTTCTGATTCTGTTTGGGTTTCCAGCCTAACAGTTTTTCTAAGATCAACACATCATACATAAGGATATGGTGACCTGCTAGCATCCTACAGGAATCTAGAAAAGCAGGGAGTTCTTTAAGTGGTTTAGCGTCTTTGTCTTCGTCCGAGAAAACTGTCTGCTCACCAGTAACTAAGTCTTCAGCTACAAAAATCCAAATAGTTTCTGCCTCATGTAACAGACCATTGGTCTCGAGGTCAAATACTACTTGTTTAGTTGGTAACATAGTCTACAATCTTAAACTTTTCTGAGCTGATTGAACGTAGTTGGTTCACAAGAATTTTAGCGGTACCGTGGATATAAGGACCCTCTGGAAACCCTAGCTGACGTAGGAGAGGACCACTATAACCTGTACCACCCTTATAGCTATCACGATCACGAACAACGACAAATTTTTCTAGCATTATTATACTTCTCCGAGTACTTGGACAACCTTGTCTAGATCTACTTTATCTTCTGTAGAACACATCTCAAGGATTTGTTTTAATGTTTTGTTTTCAATACCATAGATACCGAGCAGCTCCTCTTCAAGAGCTTGTCGGTTAGCCCAGTCTACTTTACTAGAAGACACAGCTAAAGACAACAAAGAAGAAGGGCTAATACCCCAACCTCTCTTAATAAACTTATTCAACCGACTAACTGCCGACAACACGAAACGAGTGTTTCCAGTGTAGATCAACTCGTTCTTAGCGATAGACTCTTGACTACGACCTTCATAGGTTACAGTACCAAGTAACAGACCTAGCGGATTAGGACGCCAGTATACTTTGCAATGCTCATAGTCAAAGGTAGTGAAGACTTCTTTTGGTTCTCCGATAAACCGGAAAATCAGCTGAATTCCGTTGTTTAGCGTTAGAGCATTCTTAGACAAGTAAGCAGGAACAACCTTGTGAGATCGACCTGAAGTTTTGAAACTTTTACAGTTTTGGTTAAACTCGTCAATCATATCCTCTAAACTCTTTACATTCTCTTGAGGCCATTGAACTACAGCTGACTTAAGAGTCCCTCTTTCTAAGTTAGGATTCTTTTCGTCTTTAGTTACTTCCAATTGAAAGTTACTACCTCCTGGAACTCTTTGCACTAGAGAGTTAAATAGTGTTACTGCAGAAGTTCCTTTAGTTACAAACAAGTCATAATCTTTAATCTTTTCTTCTTTAGAAACAGAGATAATTGCTCCCCCTGCAATAAAAGAGTTACACAGTATGTGAGAACTAAAAAACTTACCTCCGAAGTTAAGTTCTTTAAGTTTAGCTTCACAGAGATTATTGACTGTTCTTAGAAAGCTCATTGTTTCATCCGTTTATAGACACTACGAAGATATTCGATGTACCACGCAGACTTACCTAACTCTTGAACTTCATCATCTTTTCCTCCAAGTCGAAGCATGTACTTCCACGCTTGACCTTTAAGGTGACCTTGGAACTCTTCCTGAGTCATGATATACTCCATAACTTCAATGTATTGAAGAGTGATGTTGCCATCGATATCAGTATGATAGGTTACTCGATCCTTAGGAATTACTAACACACCCTGATAGTGTTTAGGGTTAATTGCGTCAGCCATGTTGTCTTACTCCTACTCTGTCTACTAAGACACAGATAAATTCGTTTAGTTCTTCATAGTCTTCAGTTTCCCAAACTAGCCCTGTGGCTAAGTGTTTAACCTTAACTAACGGTTCTGTTTTAAGTCGATTACTCTTTAACGTTTTACGAAAAAATCTTTGAGCCTCTGTCGGATCAAAGCATACACGATTAGGACCCTTGTCAGGATTAACATGAATTGAGAATTCCCAGTTTGAGTTTCTTCTTTTGAGAGACATGATTACCTGTAATAAGCTAAAGTTGCTTCCAGTGCGTCTTCAAGTGTGTGGTGTAACTCTGTTGCAAAAACATCGACAAAAGGATGTTTAAATCCTTCTTCTAGCACAACAACAATTGTTTTACCCTCGTTATAAGCAAGAATCAACTCACAAATAGTACCCCAAGCTTTACCTGCTCCTCGATCTTTAAGATTCATAAGAATAACATTTGATTCACAAATATCGTTAAGATCCATTCTAACAATTTTGTTTGCTAGATTTCTGGAGTAAGGTTGATCATGAAACTTTTTACGTCGAGTAGGGTCTAGTGTAGGAATTTTATGCTTAAAAAAGAAGTTAGTGGCAGTCTCCCGCCACTTTGTTGCTTCCTCTAGAGATACGCCTTCAATTGGCCCAGCCAAATAGACGGTCATTTAGTGCTCCTTAGTAAGGGTCATTCTCTGAGTTGTTTGGATCGATAACTTCGAAGTTATCTGTTAGCTCAAATTCATCGTCGTCTCCACGAGCTTCGAACTTGATTAGCTTAGTAACTTGGATACCTTTTAGTGTACGACCAGACTTATCTTCTTTCGTAAAGAAGCTAACGTTAGCAATTGAGCCATTGCCAACAGTGTTTGGATCTAGCTGAGTACCATCAGCAAGAATAACGTTGACTGGTTTGTTTGGTTTTGTTAGATCTTCATTACCGTCTGGACCAGAACCATAAGCATAGCGAGAGATACTGGTTTTGTAGATAACTTTATCATCTACTTCCATAGGAGAAAACTTGAAACCATAATCCTTTTCATAAGCCTCTTTTACCTTCTTGTCACGTACACGAAGTTGAATCGAGAACTTAGCTGGACCTTTGCCTTGATAACGCTCAGGTTTTGCAGGATCACACTTTACCCAGTGAATTTCAACGTTGTTAATAATAGCCATTAGACATTTCCTTTTTCTTATTTTTATACATAGTTAGACAAACAAAAAGCGGTTTTTCAGCTTTCTGCTTTAACGTTAAGAGGTGGTTAACAGAAGCAAAAATCAGACTCAAGAACTTTCTTGATATCAAGATTTCCCCGTTTAGGTAACATTGAAGCACAACCTAACTGAGTTAGAACGTGCTTTAGTGGATCAGCTTCGTATAGCTCTACAAACTTTTCACGAACTAAAGTAAAAAGTTTTCCCATAGAGCCAGCAGTAGTACCCCAAGAGTCGTGGATAGCAGCTACATCAAAGCTAGCAGCATGCACTACCATAGACATGTGCACAGCATCAAGACTGTGAACAATGTTTGGAGAGGCACCGAGTTTCTGGGAGTCTTTGTCTAGAGTAGACTCTTCCCAGTTTTCAACTACAACATGAAAACGAGCATCACCATAAGATAACCAAGTACGGTTACTTGTTGGTTGACGATAGTTTTGAACTACAGGGAAGTTAGTCACAGGTGACTTCCAAGCCATGTACTCATGTTTTTCATTATACTGGTCAGCAACTTGCTCGAACAACTTTAGAAGCCCACCGGGACCTTTTAAGTCTTCATAACAAGCAGCATGTAACTCACGACCTAGCATAGACGCCCAGAGTTTTTCTTGACGACCAAGATACTCATTGATAGTGCGAGTATCATCCCAGACTTGTTGACCCATACCATAAGGTACAGCTCCATAGGCTGAAGTCATTGTAGGACGTTTGGTAATCTTTCGTCGAACTTTTAAGTCTTTGATACGATTCCAATAGACGGGATAAAGAGCTTCTCGTAGTTTACGATTATTGTTTCTCCAGGTTTGAACTGAAGTATAGGCCAATGCTTTCCGTTCGGATCCAGCTGGTGCTTCATCATACTCCTTTTGCAGACGCTCTGCTTCTTCAAGAACGTAGTCTAGTTGATTATAAATCACGCTAGGGATACGCATTTCTAGTTCTTCAAGTCGTTTCCAAACTTTCTCAGCTACAAGAGCATACAGATCTCCTGGAACTTCACTAGGTACTAGGTTCACATAAGGGGCTAGCTCTTCATCTTTTGACATTGCTGTAAGATGCTGAGAACCATTGTTTGAACCGTCAATAAACAGAGGTAAGTGAGAAACAAACAACTCTTGTTCGTTACCTGCTTCACACCAAGTTTGTAGCAACTTCAGTTCCATGCAGAAAGCTAAGAAACTGAAGGGCTTATCTGCTTTCATCCAGCCAGTGTTCTGAGTAGGATCACTAGCATAAGACAGAAACAAGTCATAGTTCTGAAGGCAAAACTCTGCTCGGTCATCAAGAGAGCACTTGTCATTACCCCAAGTATTAGAACCATGAATCAGCATCCAATACAGACCCTCCTCACCAATAGGTTGCCCATTAGCAAAGAGTAAAAGAGACTTAGCGTTATCACTAGACTGCTCATGAAGGAAAGCAGTGTTAGGATACAGTCGGCCTCGAAAATCTGTATTGTAAAGATGGTAGAACACCTTGTCGATATTCTTTTTAGCTAATCGCTGAATAGAACTCAACTCGATGTAAAGACTCTCTTTTTTCTCGAAGTCCTTTTCTTGTTTGTATTTTAGAGGGTTTCCTTCCTCAGGTGCTTCCATGTAATACTCAATAACATCCAGAAGAGGCTTGTTGATTATCCAAGGAGTTGACCCGAGTTTGTTTAGAACATCAAATAACATCTGATGCTCTTCTTTGTTGATCTTACTAGTAATCTCAGGGCTAGACTTCTTGATGATAGAGTAGCCAAGAGGATGCATAGGTCCTGTCCAAGGTTCAGGAGGAGTATTGACTGGGAAAAGATCAATCTCTTCTTCAGTGTTTAACTCCTCCCAAAGCTCGAACAAGGCTTTCTTGTTTTTAACGCTAACAGTATAAGTAAGGTACTTAGAACGACGACCCTTCTTATCTGTCTTAACTAGTTTGTACTCTAAAAGGCCAATCTCAAAGAATGAGACTAGCACAAAGAAGCCAACATGGCAAGCTGCAGTACTGTTACGAGACAACCTTAGTTTTTGTCGTACTCTACGGCCTAGGGTAACTGCCAGATCAACCAACGTAGCTTTCCGCTCAACACCCTTAATGATGTGACCAAACGAGAACAAAATAATTCTACGTGCGTCTTCATCTTTAAGAAAGTGGGTGTATTGGTTTCTGTCAGCCCTAAGAGTAGCTTTACGAAAATTAAAATCGTCAATAAGTGCTTTTAAAATAGAGTTTTCTGACAAGAGTTTTCCTCTTTGTTTTATTATTTTTTAGGTGTTTCTTCTAGGATAAGTAGTCCACCATCCCAACCAGCCTTTTCGGCTGCTTCTAACACTAGATCTTCCTCTTTCACGCTTTCATAGGTATGTCCCCACTTTTTGTCGATATCTTGGACTAGTTTAGAGAAGGTAGCATCTTCGAGTTTCTTAGTCATCTAATATTACCCCTTCTTAGGTATTCACTTCCGTGCCTGTTTTAGGTAATCATAATTAGATCTGACTTACTGTTGTTTCTTTGCAATGAATTGTACAAGACAAAGCAAAAGAATAGCTGCAAGTAGATCCAAATTATTTCCTCTTATGGTAGGTCACACCAGTTTGGCTTTTCACCTGTTGACCAAGTAGGTGGTTTCTTGTCTTCTTTCCAACGATGGTTTAGATAAAGACGATAAGCTAGATGTACGTCTTTTACATTCTTGTAGTTGATTCCTGCTCCTTCATTTGCAGCACAATTTTGAAAGGTCATTACATCGTTGTTAGGCAACCTCCAAAAGTTTGTAGTTAACCACTCTTTACACAAGTTGTAGTTAGTGTAGCACTTGTGATCTTTTTTACCTCGCAACTCTAGCAACCAACGAGTATGCTCTAGTAGCCAAGCAAAGTTTTGCCTACTAGCTTGAGTCCACAACCCACAAGGATGATTAGGATTGAAGTTTTTGTAGGTCTTTAACCCATGATCAGGATGCACAGTGTTGATAGTAGTAGACAACAGCTGACAAGATTCAAGAATCATCTTGTTAGCTCGTAAGTCGTCTAGCCAAAGAGCGCAGAGCCTTGGACTAGAATGTGTAGCAAAGATATTCATCGTTTCCACTCATAAGCTTGATGTTCTTCGTTTACTGGACAAGGAGCACCTCCACCATAACGACCGTCAGGCACCTCATAAATCCAAGCCTTTACTTTTTCCTCAAAGAAATCAAGGATCTTTACGTCTCTGATCACACGAGTATAGAAGTGACCGTTGCTCTCAAGACGATCTAAAGCTCTCACGACTTCATCAGAAGAAACGTCATATAACTCTCCTAGTAAGGGTAATCCATCATTGTAAGGCATAGCCTGTGGAAAACCCATGTGATAAACAGTGTAGTTACTTAGAGTTAACCCTTTACCTAAATACTTACAGTCTTTTAGAAGAATATGGTTACCTTGATTTTTCTTCAAAGTACCATACACAAAGAACAGGTTAGTCATGAGGTATCATCCTTAGTGAGATTAGCTTTGAGCCTTCTGGAATTACTTCTGGTTTTTCATCATACTTCACGTAATCGTTGATATCACGAATCAACAGATAGCACAGTTGCTTTTCTTTCTGAGCTGTTAAGCTTCGTTCATGCGCCATTAGCATACCTAGTGTAGTTTTGACAAGGTAAACGTTAGTCTCTCGAACATCACAGTAATGTCTAGATACAATCTTACCTGTCCACTTTTGATGATGTTTACCACCTTCTACAAACACTCGTTTCAACCCAACAGGGTACACTTCTTGGCCTACTTTAAACTTATACTTGGGCATTGTTTTCCACCTCTACTTCGAAAGTGACTTGATAGTATAGTTCTTTTTCAGCTTCTGGTACTTGATAGTTTACAAACTCAACTTGCAACTCATTGGTTTCTAACAATTTAAGTGTTAGGTTTACTTTCTTTCTTACTTTTAGAACTAATTGTAGGTTTTCTAGTCGTACTACTTGATACCCAGCACCGTGTCCAAACGGGCCTGTATAACTTACAGCTCCATACAGTTTCCCCTCTTCCATCCAGATAGATTTCAGCACTACAGGTCTATGCTGCCAGTAGTAAGTCTTGTTTAGCTCGTAACTCATAGCTTACTCCTTTGCAAGAACTAAGATGTTTTCTTTAAGATCCCAATTGTTACGAATAGTAGAGGATAGTTTGTTAACTTGAAAACCAGTTACAAGTTTGAAACCCATGTTAACTAAGTGCGGTATACAAAAAGATCTTGTAGAATAGCCTCCATCTACAAAACTTACATACTCATAATCTTTAGTGTAAATTTCTTTTTTAAATTGTTCTTTAGAAATACCTTTTCTATAACGATTGGTTTTTGATATCACGTTTACAATTAAAAGGTTATTGTCTAGGTTGGCCACTTTAGCTTCGATAGGTAGCTTACGTTTAACATCAGTGTCAGCTCCCCAAGAAGTAAAGTAAGGTAAATGTTTAGTAAAGAAAGCTACTTTTTTACTTTCAACAACCTTCAGCGAGAAATTATTATAAAACTCTCTCAGTTCTTTAAGCTCTTTAAGATCTTTGTAGTTCTTAATCATTAACGAGTTTGTATTAGTTAGCTTGAAAAAAGATTGCAACACCTCTTCAGCATTATGTGTTTTGTTGTCTGCTTCAAGCAGGCTAGGTAGTCCAAGAGCGTTAGATTTTAGCAAGTTTTCACCTCTTTGCTATAAAGAAGAAAAGGAGAACCATATGAACTATTCCGACTATTTCGAAAATAAAGTAGCTGCTGCCCTTTCTAACAAGTTAAACCTTATCATCGTAAAAACAAAGGCTGCTACTCAGCTTGACTTCATTTCTGAGACTATGTTACTAGACTCAATGAAGGAAGTTTGGTCAGTTATTGACTCACTCGATCCTTATTCTGTAACTCTAACAGATAAGATTGTCACTGTAAAAGTTATGGACTATGGCCAAGAAAAAGTACAATAAGGCAAGACCTGGTCATTACAAGCCAGGTTCTAACTTTGCTGGTTATAGGAAAGGTTATGAGCCTAAAACAGGCGAGTTTAGAGAACCTTTTAAAGCATACAAAGTCAACGAAAGGGCTATCGCAATGCTAAAAGACTACGAAGAAGGCGGTGGCTTTAGAAAAGGCTCAGGAGCAAAGGCTCACAGAGCGGCTACCGACAAACTAAGAGATCTAGATTTTGATCCTCTCGAAGAGTTAGTTAAACAACTAGATGATATTGAAGAACTCCTAGCTAAAGAGCAAGGAATGACAAACCCAAGAATCATGGTTATTAACAATCTTATTAACTGTAAAATGAGAATTCTTGAGAGCCTGCTGCCTTACCGGTATGGTAAAGCACCTACACTTACAGTAGAGTCGGCAGATATTCGAGAACCTATTAAGATTGTATTAGAACATGATTTTACAACTAATTATCCGAAAACCTGATCAAGAGTTGTCTGAGGCTATTCTTGTAGGCACTAGACATTCTGAAGAGGTTTGTATTGAGTCTATTAAACTGCTTCTAAATGACAAGATTACACCTTCTATTGCTAAACTTTGTTTTGGATTTTTTCCAGAAGGGTTTATAATAGAGGGAGTAGCTTATGGTCAACCAGAAGAAGAACCTATAGATGCTTACGACTTAGAACTAAAGGTACTGCATTGATTGCTTATTATGAAATCCAATTAACTTGGTTATCGCCAAAAACTAAACGTCAAGAAATGGTGTTTGCACGTGATTTAACTCATGAACAGACAAACAGTCTTCTTGGTCGAATTTTCAACTATCAAGACTGGTCAGAATTAAAGTCTTTTATTGAACAACATGAGGGAGAAAAAATCTCTTACATTGTTAGCGGAGTAAGACGTTCTGCTAATACTTATGTTGTTCCAATTATTGTGTCAGGAGTTAAAAATGCTAAATAAAGAAACACAAAAAGAAGTGCTTAAGCTAGAACCAAAGGATCCCTTTGAAGCTCTATATAAAGAACTTCTTAAAAAACCACAAGGCGACATTATGGTTGCTAGAATTAAAAAATTCTTAGAACTTTAAGTAAATCGGGGGGCCGCGAAGCCCCCCTTTTTTATTTACTCCATAGGCTCGTAGGTCCAACCTAAGTCATAGAGATCTTTTTCAATCTCAGCATCTACATGCCCCTCACTACCTGAGCAGTAAAACTCCATATAGTCGCTTATCCGGCTAGTACCGTGATGAAGTTCAGAGGTAACACCGCCAGCGGTTCGCCAACTGACTGCCCAAGGCTTTTGATCATTGTAAGCATAGCCTTCCTTTTTCCAGTAGTTGTTGCAGAGAGCTGCATAGAGTTTTTGAGCATATTCATAATGAGACGCTTTCTCCATCAACTCGCGTGATTGTTTAAACTCGTAGTCTAGCTCTGGGTAGGCTTGTTCAAGCATGATAGTACTCATATCCTGGGACGGTTGCGTTGTAGTCTTTTTCTAACTTTTCTCTTTTGGCTTTTTCCAAAAGATAAGCTTCATAATAGTCACAGGTAACATTCTTCTTTAGCTCCTCATGTTCTTTCAAGAGTTGATCATACTTCTCTTGAAGTTCATCGAGTTGAGCTTGCTCTGAAGGTACACCCCACTTAGCCATTAGTTACTCCATTTGTAGGTTGAGTTTTTAGTTTTGAAGACTACAATTACTGTACCGTCTTCTTCCTCTTCACGAGACACAATCTCAGTAACAGCAGTAGTCATCCACCAGTCTCGAGAAGAAAAACTACGAGCATAAGGTGTACCTACTTGCATACAGCAGCCTACTTTTGGTTCTGCATTGTATTTTACCCCTACAAGACTCTTCCCGTCTTCTCCAACTTCGTGAGCAGCAGACATAGGTCCGCTATCTCCCTTGTACTCATTATAAGACCCATCTGGGTTTAGAGCATACATCCAGTAAGCCATGGTTATTCCTTTTTGATATAGCCGGGACATCCAACACTAAAGTCGGATTGAGCGATAGGTAGCCCAAAGTCATGAGCTTCCTTTGCTAGACCTTTGTACATAAAACGACGACAAGTCGTGTTTGCACAGTCTGACTTGCAAAAAGTCATATCTTTGTAGCAAAGTGCCATTACTGTTTTGCTCCTCGCTTCATACGGTCTTCTTCTTTAAAGATCAACTCATCGATCTGCCAACGATTGATACCCATATCGAGTAGAGCTGCATCACTCAAAGAGTTTAGCGTCTTAATTGTCTCTCGATGTTTACGCCAAGTTACCATGTAACGCCAGTAACGAACAAACACATTCTCAGTTAGTAACTTCATGATACACCTTTTTGATTAGAGTTAGATCGGGTTCGCCATAGACACCTATCAAGCTTCCTGTAAGAGAGTGGCCAGTTACAAGATCCTCAAAGACTTCGTCAACAAGAAAGTAGTGCTCATCCCAACTGTCTAGTAAGACTCCATTCATAGTAGTAGGTTCACGGAAAGCTTCCTGAGAACTTTTAATAACTACAATGTCTCCGGAATGAACTTTCATCGACCTTGCCCTCGATAAGCTTTTGTTGCTCGACGTTTAGCTTTGTTCATTGAGCTTGTTTTCATAGCTCCTTGGTGAGTTGCCTGAGAAGTATGCTTATACTTGGGTTCAACTCGGCTTAGACCACCTTTTTTGCTCATTGTGCTTTATCCTTCTTGAAGATGTGAATTAGTACTAGAGGCAATCCTACAAAGGCTACCAATGTAGTACCTAGGATAGACTTCAGCCCATCTTTGTGGATAGGTGACTGAGGTAAGCTGTAACTAGAGTAGAATACAGTAACAAGAACATTTAACACGATTAGTGCGGGTAGATAATCAAACATTATTCCATAGCCTTTTCTTTAGCCCCCGTGAGGGTAGCCATCTAACACAAACAAAAGTTTCTTTTTCTTCTTTAGGTTCTAGCTTAAAGGTTTTAAAGTTAGACTGAGGCATTTTTCTTTCAAACGTAACGAAAGAACCGATACCTCTTAGTACTGTGTTATTCCTTTCAACTAGACCCTCAGTAATTGTTTCGAAGATTACATCGATAGCTCCTTTTATGGTTTCTGCTTTCAAGTGAGGAAAGTCTTTTCTTAATTTTAAATATAAATCTGTTTTCGTCAATAGGATATCCCATGTCAGTTATTAAATTACATCGCGCCCAATCTGAGGTGATTCACCATTTGTTTAAACCAGTGGAGCCTAACACAGAAGATTGGAAGATGCGCTTTGCTGTAGTTGTTGGTTCTCGTGGTTTTGGCAAGTCTTATGTTTCTGGTGCTGCTGTTACTCTTGCAGTAGGTGAACTAGAAACGCTTAACGAATCTGTTCCCAACAAAAACATTGCTCTTCTATGCGGTAGCCATACACAGGTAACCGACATTTACTGGCCTATGCTAGCTTACCAGTTTGGACTTGAGAGTCGTTGTTGGAAGCATTCACGCAGTCTCGGTAAATTTATCTTTGCAAATGGTACAGAAATCCGTTGTTGGTCAGCAGACGCTTATGAACGACTTCGTGGTTCAGGTCAGTACTTAGTAATTTCAGACGAACTACCTTCTTGGAAAGTCCCCGGTGGATCAATCAAGGATGCGTGGGAGTCTGTTATCGAGCCTTGTGTTATTACTCGTTGGAGTCCAAAGCAGGCAGCTGCAGTAGGCGCTCCTAGCCCTGGACGTGCACTTCTTCCAAGTACGCCTCTTGGTAAAGACTACTTTTATGATCTTGCTCAACGTGAGCATATCGACGATCGTTGGAAGACTTTTTCTTACTCCTACAAAGACAGCCCACTGTTGTCTGAAGAAGAAATTGAGAAGGCTAAGAAGCATAGCGATCCTCTAAAGTTTGCTCGTGAATATGAAGCAAGCTTCGAAGAGTCTGGTCTAACGCTGTTCCATACATTTTCTCGTAAACTCCATGTTGATCCTGATTTACCTTACTTTGAGGAAGATGAAACAGTACACTGTGCTATCGACTTTAACATCATGCTTAACGCTACAAGCTTCCACGCTATTCGAGGTGGACAAGTGCATACTCTTGACGAGTCAAAAGGCACGGCTAACACTGAGGAACTTGCCCGTCTCATTCGTTCCAAATTCCCTAAAAATAAGATCGTCTGCTATCCAGACCCTGCTGGGAAGGCCCGGAAGACGTCTGCAGCTGTGGGCGTGACAGACTTCAGCATACTCCGCGAGGCGGGATTTACCGTACTGGCGAAAGACAAAGCTCCCGCTATTGTTGATAGTGTGGCTGCTGTTAATCGGAAACTCCTTAATGCTGATGGTGATGTAGACATGCTGATTCATCCTCGTTGTACTGGGTTAATCAGTTCTTTTGAGCGTACTAGCTGGCTTGAAAACCGACCAGAAACAGCTACAATTGACAAGACTCAAGGTGTAGAGCACTACACTGACGGAGTTCGTTATTTTGTAGACTATCTCTGGCCGATTGTTCATTCAAGACCTAGTATTGTTGTTAGCTCAATGTTCTAATTAACACCAAGTACTTTTCGGATCTCTTTTTGTTGGTGTTGTTTACCAAGGTTGTACATATCACGCAAAGCCGAGACTACTACTTTAGATTGTTCTAAAGGAATCCTTCCAGATTGGAAGTAGTAGATTTTAGCATGTTGAGTTCCCTCTGCACGAGGATCGGGATTTTCAACGTAAACTTCTCCTGCATGGTAGTCAAATATGATAGTCATAGGTCTCTCCCAGGTTGAAGAAAAAAGTGAAGTAATAAGATGGGGGGCGCGAAGCCCCCCGTTTTATTTATACGTGTCGAAACACCAAACGTTTTTGATCGTCTGATGCTTCGGGTAGACTACAAAGCTTTGCAGCTTTTCGTTGATAAGTCGTCCACTCGATATTCCATAGTAGTTTTTTCTTATTAAGAACTTTTCTTTCAATAGACATCATTTTGCGAATGTAATATGACAACTCAATCAGATGCATTGTTTTGCTCCTTGTATTTCACAGGTTAGCTTTTTTAGACATGAGGTAAGTTTCTAGCTCGTTACTAAGTTTTTCGAGCTCTGCTTGCTTTTTATTTTTTATTTTTTCTACTTCTCTAGTAAAGTTAGCTCTTACTTCTTGTTTAGCCTTTCTATACTTTTCTAGCATAGCTTCTAATTCGTCTGTTATAGGGTAACTTGAGTTGTCAATTAAAAAGTCAATTGGCCCTGCAATGATCTTGTCGTACTTTTCTGTGTTTGTTTCTTTCCGAGAGAAAAAACTAAACATGGGTTTTCCTTTGTTGAATTGGTAGAAGTGCCGAGTTTCGATCTCGGTCCAGAACAGTCATCTACTGCTAAAGGGATTATAAGGCCCTCCTGCGTCCCAACGCCCACTTCCATACTTTAACGATGATCCTTTGACTTTGGTTTAGCACGTTTATGCTTTTGAGTTTGGTATGTGCTAGTTGCACGAGTATGTTTGCGCCCTTTACGAAGATCACCACCTGCACAACAGCGACAGTGAGGGCGAACACCAAGACGAACGTCACAGTTAGCTTTTTCGTGATTTCCTGAATCCATGTTAGCCTCTTAGCTATATCTCATTTAGTTTAGCAAATTCACCATGGTATTTTAAAGCTGCTTCGTTATAAGCTTTTGCAGCTTCTATTAGGTCTTCAAAATAACCAATATGTTTAGTTATCGTATTTATCATTACTCTAGCTTGCCATTTTTCTTTTTCTTTATTCCAATGAACACCTTTATACCCAGAAGTATTATTTTTAGGTTTTTTAGAATTTCTAGAATTTTCTTTTTGATTAGCTAACCTTAAATTCTCTAGTTTATTGTTAGAAGGATTCCCATCTATATGATCAATATAGTATCCTTCAGGTATAGGACCATTAAACATTTGCCAGATTATCCTATGAACTCTAAAAGGACTACCTGCAATTGTTACTTCGAAATAGACTTTACTGCTCTTATTTCCAGCAAGATCTCCTACTTTTTTATTATTACACATAGGATGAACAATTTTCCAGTAAATTTCTCCATTTTTATACTCAAAAATTTCATTAAGAGGTTTATTAAGAAATTCATTTTTTAACTGTTCTGCTTTTTGTTTTTTAATTTCATTATTTTTATGTAAATGTTCCCATCCCATATTAGTTTCCTTTTTAATGGCAGCTCCGGGGTGAATTGCACACCCGACCTAGAATTTAGAAGATTCTTGCTCTGTCTGCTGAGCTACGGAGCCATACCTTTCTGCTTTAGCGTTAAGAGGTGAGAAGGCCAGCCATTAGTCACACAGCCAGCCTTCTCAAGTTTATTACTGCATAGTCTCTACGATCTTGTCGATACGTTGATGCAGTCCTTCAAGTGTAGTCACAATTTCTTTCGTTGAAGTCCACTCATCGTCTTCATCTTTGCCTGAGTAGTTTAGGACAAAGCCGTTACTAACGATTTCAACATCAAAAGTTTCTACTTTTTTAGTTACAGGTTTCTTAGCCATTTATGTCTCCAGTTTGTCAAGAGCAAACCACCACAGTTTCAACCGGGTGTTTGCATGTGATGTTTTAGTTGCCCACTTAGTGGATTTAAAACCAATGTCTTTCAAGAAGGCATTAGCTTTTACTTGTTTGTCGTTGGTAAAGGCTGTAACCATAGCCTTTCCTTCGTTTTTAAGCTTTAGCATTTCATTTAGCAAAGCTTCTTTAGTTTCTTCAACTTTCATGCCTGGATAGTTATAATCAGCTCCTTGAGCAGGAACTCCATCACCATCAAAGCGAAAGCTAGACAGGACCACAGCAGTACAGCACGAGGCTACGTTATCTACTTTCATCACAGTTCTCCTACGACAAGACGCTTGCAGTTTTTAGCCGACAACTCAGAACAGTTATCTTGCTTAGTATCTAGCTCCGCTACAGTCCAAATTGTAGCGCCATACACAATAACATCATTCTGTTTCAGCTTATCCTTTTCAACAGTAGCATGACGAGGATTACCTGTTCCAGCCAACGGTACAAGTTTAACAGTATAAGGTTTCACTTCCTCAAGAGCATCTTTCTTAAATGCCTTGATAGCGTTGTTAGCGTCACCGCGAATCTCAAGTACTAGCTCACCAGCAGTATTGGTACCGATGTGGATACCATACACTTCTTCACCGATAACTTTGAATAGCTTAGACATGGTTTTCTTTTCCTCTTTTGTGTTGCCGATTACTGTGTAGTTGCTTAGGCTGTAGTTATCACCATCATACAAGGTACAATCGTTTAAACCTTTAGTATTGTAGTCTTGACCTTCCCAACGTTCTAAGGGACGGCAACTTGCTGTGTCTGCTCTGTCATTTCTAAGATGAATCTTGTAGACTTCAAGAGGCACCTTGTTACGTCGATGCTTTAGAACATCACCTTCTTTTAGATACTTTAGTACTACTGCCATTTTACCCCCAAGGTGTCTTTCCCAAATACAACGTAAAAGGGATTAGTGATTGCTGATGGAGCCTCTGAATAGCTCATGTGTTCATGATGGTCCCAGTCGTCTTCGTTCCAAGCCTTGTGCTCCTTTATCAGGTTAAACTCTGCTTTACTCATAGAACGTATGTTCGCCATAGCGTCCGATCCTTTTTCTAGTGTTAAAGAAACCTTTACGAGATCCACTGTGGAAAAACAAAGCTTCAGTACCAGGTAACTCTGTGTGACCCCAGTATACTTCTCCTGCCATGGTTACTGAGTCTAAGAAGACAGCTTCAGTAATAGGCAGGTCTTTGTCAGACCAAGCGAATTGTTTAGGCTGGTAGACTACCTCACAAATAGTTGCTGGGAAGTCTTCGTGTTTAACTCTGTTCATGATAACCTCAGCTACAAGTAACTGGGCTTCGATAGTTTCTGAACGAGCTTCGTGGTAGAGAGCTAGGGCTAAGCATAGTACGCTTTCTAGCATGCTACCTCCTTTGTTTAGAAAGGAATCAGTAGAGACTCCACGTACTGCATGTGATTTTCACTCATCTCTGCTAGGTCTTCATCAGTTATCTCTTTCCAAGTTGAGTTGTCTAAGGAACGCTCGATGTGTCTCCAGTCTCGACATCGATAGTACCAAACGGTTCCGTCGAACTCTGTGTAAGAGTTCAAAGGATCTATGCGGCAGTCGTTACACATAGTTTATTGTCACTCCTGCTTCTTGTAGCATTGATCGTGCTACTGTGAAGTTACGATACCAAGAAGACCAAGGTTCAGGTGCAGGTGCTACTACTCTACTGATTCCTCGCTGTATAGCTAACCCTGCACAAGTACTGCAGAGAAAGCTGGTACAGTAAAGAGTGGCTCCGTGGCAGTCGTTAGAGGAGAGAAGAGCATAAGTCTCTGCATGCACTACAATTAGGTTCTTATACTCTTTGTCAGCCCAACGAGCATCGGTGTTAGCGATACCTTTAGGAAACTGGTTAAAGCCTCTAGTAAGGACTCTACCGTTTCTTGCAACTACGCAACCTACTTTTTTGTTAGGATCTAGAGACCAAGAAGCTTGTTCTTGCGCTAGTCCAAAGTAGAACTGATCCTGATCATTCATTCCAGTTCCTCTGTACAGTCACAGTCGTATACGTACTCAGACCAGATAGAGTCGTAACCAATGTCCATCTTAGCTTTCCATTCTCCTAGCGAAGTAGGGTCAAGCAGCAAAGAAAGACCAAACATAAACAGGATAGCCTTGTAGACTTGGTTGATGTACTCGTTCAGTCTCATTTGTTTTCTCCTTTGATTTCTGCTATGAGGTCTTTGATACGTTTATTGTAAACTCCAGCACCACTGTGCATAGAGCTATTGTAACCTAATACTGATTTTAATAACTCTAGAGTCTTCTCGAGAAGTAGCTCCTTTTTGTGTAGTTTTTCAGCTAGTCGATCAGAAACAGCAGAGTGAGTCTTTATTGCTTCTTCAAGGTGATCTACTGGGCGTTCTCCTTCGTAGGCTTGCCAAAGTAAGTTGTAGTAACCTAGCTTGGCTTCAAGGGCTTCGATGCGATCGGCGCGGACGTATTCGATGCAAGGCTTATCGTTCAGCGTCTTGCCCTCGTTGTCGTCCCAATCGCCCTCGCTCCAATCGCCTTCGCGCCAAGGAGCAATCCAAATCCGTTCTGGTGCGTCAGTCATAATGACACCCCAGTCTTCCGCAAATCATGCAGCGCGTTTCAAATACGATGTGACCGCGATCAGTGACATGGACTCGGCTAACCTTGTTTTTATGCAGACCAATCCAGTGCAGGAGTCTCCAAATCATTTCCCAGATTTGCCCGTTGTTGTAGTCAGTCATCTCTTGCCTCTACATACTTCACGGCGATGCGGACATCGTGAGGGCTGACATAGCGAAGGGCGGCTTCTTTTGATGTGAAGGTCACCAAGCCGCCTCCTTTCGTCTCATTCACCCAGATCACCTTCGGCTCGACATGCTGTTTGACCACTTGGAAGGCGATGATATCTGCGTCACCATAGTCATGCCGCCATGAAATAAGTTTAGCCTGCCATAAAATAGGCAAACCCAAGTTTCTCCGCCACGCTCTAACCTCAGTCTCAGGATGCACAGGACAGTCGCCACCGTTCCAGCCGTGGATTTTTCCGTCGTTGTAGTTGGTCATTTCGTCCTCCTCGCCGGGCAATCTCTACCTTGATTACAGTTGTTGTTACAGGGTGGGCACATGGTTCTCTCCTTAGTTTGTTAACCTCCCACCTCTTAGCTATAAAGAAGAATGAGAGTTCTTTGGGGGTCGTCATCAGTGGTTCAGTTAGAAGAACTATGATGTTTTTCCTACTTTCCGGTGACTAGCGTCAGCTATAGGGGGTAGGGGGCCATCATAGTGGTTAGTTAGAAGAGAGAAGAAATAAATCAGTCACATCTAACTTCTTTTCTTCTTCTTTCTTCTTATACTGATCTAGTATCAACTGTGCTTCTTCTTGTGTTTTAACCACACAATAAAATAGCTGTAAATCTGGAAAGCGAAAAGTAGTCAACTCTGAACATACACCAGACCACTCATACACTGGTTTAGACCACCAGAGCATACCTGTTGTTCTTCCTGTTGATTTCCAAACCTGAGGAACATAGCCTTTAGTGACCACGACAATACGTGTTTTCATGTTACGCCTCCAGACGGTTGTGAACAGCCAACGGTACTTCATTATGACGTACCTTTGTCCAGTGTTCTTTAGCGAGACTAAACACATAGTCTCCCTGTTTGTAACTGTACTCGTAGTCAAGGTCAGCCCACATAATCTTTACCTTGTCTACAGTGATACGTGCCCACTTGTTACGTACAGGATGGTGATACCAACCCTGTGCACAGTAGTAGCCACGGTTGTTGACGGTAGTTACAGCGGTGTCCTTGCTCATAGTCCTAGTTCCTTCTTTAGCTGTTCATATTGTGAGCGTTTGTAAGCTTGCTGTCGAGTAGCTTCTAATACTACTCTTTTATTGTACTCTTCTTCTGTCTCTCCACGATAGAAGATCCAACGTAGTTCTACTGAACCTTCATAGTCTGTACAATATTCGAAGTAAACACCATCACAGCCAAATAGAGACTTAGCTCTTTCTTGTGCTGCTTTAGTTTCTGCTTCTATTGTGCTTGCAGGAGTTTCATATCCCCAGTTTATTACTTCTTCGACTAGGTTAAACTTACGACGAGTCATACTGCCTCCAGTTGTTTGTAATGTTTCTTAAAGGGTCGATAGTAAGGTTTAGTTTTTAACAACACCATACCATCCCCAAGAAAAGCTTCAATTCTAGCTTCATGTCCAGTATTTGAAATTCGAACTAACTCTCCTTTGCTAAAGGGACCTCCACCCTTCTTTTGTGGTGTAGTAGGTTCTTTTGATTCCGAATGCTTCAATTGCACGTGAGCATCCATCGCAAGGGCAACTTGACGCTGTACTTCCATCTTTACAAGTTCTAGCAACATAAAGAGTGCACTCCTTTAGTATTTCGGTTCCATAAAGATTCACTGCCCTGATTATGCAGTCTATTTCTGCATGCAAGTTTACACAGTCAGGGTGTTTATTGTAACGTAGCATCATAGGATGCGTTTTGTAGCGGTTGACTCCTGTGGCCAACAACCGGCCTCGGTAGTAGAGTCCCGCTGCATGTTTAGAGCGGAACACTGGTTCTGTTTTCCTTGCCAGTTCGATTATATAACTAGCGTGATTTACTTCCACGATCGACCTAGCTCAAACACGTACCTAAAGTATTCTTTTTCTAGTAGATAAGAAGACTTATCTTTAGCTTCTTCCCAAGCTTTCTCCCAAGGTTCTAGCTTGTTTTCTAAATAGTAACTTACTGCATTTGTTGTAGTTAAGAATCGGAAAGTAATAGCAGAGACACGATGTATAGATCCTCCTGCATTCTCTACAATTAGCTCTCCTTGTCGATTTTTACCGATGTAATGAAAGTCACCCCAACCTTTAACTGTGAGAGGTTTAGATAAATCTACTGTAGGCATTTTAGTTTCCTTTGCAGGTGGATAGTCTCGTTGACAGATAGAACAACTTCCAGATAGACACATTATTTCCAGCTCCTACCTAGCTCAAAAGCATCTTTGAAGGTTTGTTCAACTGAGTATTCTTTTTCAGCTGGTTGACCTTTCCAGAGCTCAAAAGCTTGTTTCCACTCTTGTGGTGGGTTAGTTACTCGAACAAATCCTAGTTGACCTTGTACAAGTCCTGTATCTTTGTAAGCAGCGTAGACTGTTCCATCTGCAGTCTCTACTACTACCTTGTCTCCTTTTTTAGTTGAAGAGACTAAGAGAGTACAAGTCAGAGGAGCTTGACCTAAACCTTCGATTTGTAGCGGTTCTTTCCAGTTTACTGTCATTTTAAGTTTCCTGAATAGTGTGTACTTAAGGTTTCCTAACCGACGAACACCTGTACTAGTTTCAATAGTAAGGTAGCCGTTAGCGTCTTGTTTCAGTTGATAACGTTCACCATGTTGAGTCTCAACACAGTCTCCACGGCAAACACTATAAACGATTTCATCTCCATACTTCCAAGTCATGTTGCGGTATAGGTCCCTTCTGGTAGCCCAAGAGCGGTTAACGCTTCTCTTAGCTGTTGGTTTGTCATTTCTACGACTTCATAACGCTCATACTCTTCATTCCACTGACGAACAAAGACTCCCTGCTCGTCGAGTAGCCATTCAACGTCTTCTAGTCGTCCACTGTCGTCTAGTACTGTTATAATCGACTCCGCGAACACATGCTCTACTGTGAAGGTCATTGCTTTGATACCGCCTGATACCAGAACAAACCCTCTTTATAGGTTGCTCCTGTTGTTGACCAGCCTAGACGAGTTAGCTTTGCTACATCAGATAGTAGCTTAGATTCTGAGTAAGCGCGTAGTACTTGTTGGATCATTTTGACCTCAGTTAGCCATGAAAAAAATAATGAAGTTTAGAAAGCCCCCGCCGAAGCGGGAGCCTTATCTTACCAAAACAACACAGCAGTTACTAGGAAAGCACCTATTCCTGCTTGATAGTTTTCGGAAGAAACTCCTACAAAGATACCAAACAGCAATGCAGCAAGCAAAGCAGAAGGACCTAGTCGAAGTCTTGGTAGTTTCAGAGAAGAAACTATGATTACAAACAGTATGATGCTACCTATGATAATCATCTATTTTTACCTTACACAAGAGTAGGGGCAGTAAAGCCGGGGTAGTAAACTGCAATACGCTTTGCAGACTTGTTTAGTAAACGTTGAAAAATCTCAACGTCTTGGTTATTACCTTTATCGTAGTCAGCAAGTAACTTATAGAAGTAACGAAGCTCTAGTTTCTTATATGCTTCTTTCTGTTTACGATGCTCAAGATACTCATGAACACCAACAACAATACCGATGAAAAACAATGCCACAAAGGTTGCAGTCCACATTTCACACTCTCCGTCCAGTGAAGGGTTTTTGATCTGAAGCTAGCTCGTATAGTCTTTGCCAAGCTACTTCGGTTGAAGCGTAGTATACCTCAGCCCAAACGAATCCGGGCTGAAGCTTTCTGTTACAGACGAACTGTCCAAATCTCAAAGACGACCGAAGACTTGAATCGCCAATCCAAGTGTTCCAGAGCGTTCTAAGCTCTTCAGTTGTGAGTTCCATTTCTTTTTGTTCCCTTTCATTCTAAACACGATAGCAAGTTCAGCTTCTTTCAGCCGATGCTTCCAACCATGTTCGGTTACGAGTAACTCGTAGGTCACCCAAGAAACTTCGAGTAACTTTCCTGAGTCTAGTTGTGCGTAGTATCTCATGTTTCTCTCCTTAAGAGGGTTGTAGTCGAGCAGTTAGTCGCTTGCTCAGGCCAAGACTCTACAGAGTCATTACCAGTTCGTACACCGCAACACCTGCAAGAGTCTTAGTTACGTCCTCATGCAACTCAAGGGCTTTTTTCAAAGCTTCTTCTTTGTTACCTGCCATGAAGTAATCGCTTGTCATAAAACCGTTTTCACCATCGTCAGTGGTGAAAGCCAGTTTAACAAAGTACGGCATTGCTCTCATAAGAGCCTCCATCGTTGGGGGTTAAGAGATTTCTCGTCTTGAGATTATCTCATTATAGATACACACTTTTCCTCACTTTTTTAGCATACCAAAAGGAATAAAATGACCAAAAGAATTCGTACTCGCCCACGACCTCTAGTTGAAAAGGCTGTCCACATTCAGCCAAAGACTCAAAACCAAGATCGGCTAATCAGAGCTATCGAGCAAAACCAGTTAGTAGTTACAATTGGTCCAGCAGGTGTTGGTAAAACTTATTGTGCTGTTAACGCAGCTGTAAACTTGCTTGTGCAAGGTCGTGTAAAGAAACTGGTACTAGTTCGTGCTAATATTCCTACAGGAAAAACTCTTGGTTCTTTCCCCGGTGACATTTACGATAAGCTTGGTCCTTGGTTAGCTCCCATGACTAGTGAGATTAAAAAGAGACTTGGTGCAAATGACTACGATGCTAAGCGTCATTCAGGTCAAATCGAGTTTCATCCGCTAGAAACTATTCGTGGTGCTAGCTTTGAGGACACAATTATTCTTGTTGACGAATCTCAGAACTTAACTTATGAAGAAGTGAAGGCAATTACTACAAGAATCGGTGAGAACTCTAAAATGATTCTTATGGGTGATCCAATGCAAAGAGATACACGTGACTCTGGTCTAACAACCTTTAAAAAGATTATTAATCAATTTAACTTAGAGATTCCTGTTGTTGAGTTTGATCTAGACGATATCGTTCGTTCTGATCTAGTTGCTCAGCTTGTGAAAGCCTATGTAAAATATGAGAAAAACTAACACACACTAACGCCCATTGTTTTCAGGCCAAAAACTTTACTAAAAGAATCGACCCTGAAACTCTAAAAATAAAGGACAACAAATATGGCAAGAAATCAAGCAGCAGTGCATGTACCAGTTGGTGTATGGACTGAACTAACTGGCGGTGATGCAACTAAGATCACATGGCAAATCGTCACTAACGAAGACA